GATTAAAGTCAAGTAAGACCTCCCCTGTTGTTCTCATAATTAATTGACGAAAATCTTCGTAAGTTAATTCGTTTGCTTCATTGATATATAAAATATCTCTCTTTCTGCCTCGTATCTTTTGTGGCTCATCTACACTAATAAATTCAACTTTGTGTTGATTATAATAGTATATCATTTCACTCTTGTTCATATAACCATTATAAATGATTCCAAGACTTTCTAATATGCCCATAAAGTCACGATACACAGAGGCTCGTATAGCAGGTAATGTTTTTCTAGCTATTGTAATTATTTGCGGTTTCTTCTGTGTTAAAATAATGTGTATTATGTATTGACATATAGCGTAGGTTTTTCCGGACCTTGTGCCTCCTTGAAAAATTTTAATCCTTTTTTTGCTGTCTAAGCATTGATAAAACTGAATATTACAATCTACTTCTTTGACGGCTTCCATTTAATTACTTCTGTCTTTACTCCACCGGTGTGCGATATCTCTTGTCTCTCAACATATCCTCGGTCCTTAGCTTTAGTCTTAAGATAAAAAATTGTTGCTGTTGGATTGCCGTCTTGTATTTGTTTAAAAAGCTGACTTTCAGCAAAGTCTTTCGCTACATTAGCGAGGTCATCGACTTGTCTTTTAAAACTTTTATCCTGCTTATAATATCTATAAAAGGTTGTCCTATCAATGCCAACTTGTTTACATGCAGTGGTAACAACCCCTAAAGACTTCTCTAAGGATTCTAATAATGCTTTTTTAGTGTGTTGTATTTTGTTGTTTTTCATATTAAAAAAGTGCCGTCGTCAATTTACATCAAAAATACTTAATCTAATCTTAACAATTAAACTTATTTTATTTGACTCAGGCACTAATCTAACCCATTGAAAGCTTTTAGCGGATAGAATACTAAAGTATTACGGTATCCATTTTCTTTAGTTGGTATAATTGGAGTGACTCCATGTACATTTTTCCATGCAGGATATACTAAAAGAGAGTTGTCTTTGGAATCAACTGTTATATCGTAGTCTGGCACGCTTGTATTTCCACCTATTGAGTCTTTTCTTTTTGCAATAATAACATTAGCACAGCCTTGTAAATTTGCTCTATCTATATGAAAAGGAGCAGGTATATTGTAATTTGAAATAGAACTTGTAAATAGATTTCCAAACCTCCATTTCTTTGCAA